CGAAGATACGTGTATGGAACCTTTCCACGTAGGAGATATAGACTTCGCACCGGAAACTATGGAACCGGAGTGGGTGTCCTTGGCAAACGGAAGATTAAAGCTCTGGACTCCCTTGGCAAACGGTCTCCCTCCCCAAGACAGACGCTACGTAATCGGGTGTGACGTAGCTTCGGGTAAGGGCGGGCCGGGCTCCACAAACCACGCTGCAGCGGTCATTGATATCACTACAGGGTTCAAAGTAGCGGAGTTTGCCTGCAACGACATATCGGTGTTGGATTATGCACGGTACGTCCGAGCGTTAGGTAGATTCTTTAAAGGATTGCACGAAGAAGCGTATTTAATCTGGGAAGACAACGGTCCTGGTGGTGCGTTTGGCTCTCATGTCATCGAGTTCGGATACACGCATTACTTCATGAGAACCAACGAATCCTCGATAAAAAAGAAGAAAACTTTTACTCCTGGCTGGTGGTCTACCCCTCAAACTAAGCTGATGCTTTTGTCAAATCACTCTAAAGCACTTGCTAGCGGAGAGTACACCGAGAGAAGTCGTCTTTGTATTAACGAATGCAAGGATTACGTTTATAGTAACCAGAAAGTCGTACATCAGAAATCAATTAACTCCGAAGACCCTGCCCACGGTGGGGATAACCACGGGGATAGAGTCATAGCTACAGCAGTTGCATGGCGGGGGGTCACGGATCGCCCTGCTATCAAATTAAAACAAACACCCATGAGTGAGCTTGCTCCACCGCCGTATAGTTTTGCGGCTCGGAGGAAGAAAAACCAACGAATACTTGAGCAGGAGCCATCGTGGTAACAATACCTAAACTCCGAGCAGTTATCTCTCAGAACTACCGAAAGCTACAGCCCTACCGTAAGAATACTTACGAAGCTGTACGGCAATATGTAGGTCGGCACTACACGGACGACGGAACCTCTGACCGCGTTCCAATGAACTACATCCAGCTTGCGGTTCAAATCTACGGGCGAATGCTTACTTCTCGTATGCCGCAAGTTACGGTTAACACTAAAAACCAAGAACTAAAACACATAGCAGCCAGGGCAGAGCGATTAGCTAACGCAATGCTTAAAGAAATAGACTTCGGCTCTAAGGTTAGAGAATGGGTTAATTCTGGAATGTTTGGCATGGGCATTCTTAAAGTAGGGTGGGCGCAAACCGACATCATGCACTACACCACTGACGCACAAGAAGAAATACAACTACCTGTAGGGCGAACATTTGTAGACCCAATTCTTTTAGATGACTGGGTTCAAGACCTTCAATCTAAAGGTAAACCTTGGGAACATTGTTCTTTTATGGGCCACAAGTATCGAATGCCCCTTGATCAAGCACAAGCATTTCCCGGCTGGAACGAAGATGCAAAAAAGTCTTTAGTTGAACTTGTTGAATCAAGAACCACTGAAGGTGGTGACCCTAAGATTGGAACTATTTCGGGAAGCTACAACCAGAACTCAGAAAGCATCCGGCAAGAAGTAGAATTATGGGAAATCTACCTTCCTGACACAAACGAAATCGTAACATTTGCCGCAGATGGAGATTCCTCTGACGACAAGGCTTATTCAAACGAAGCATTAAATATTACTAAGTGGCAAGGACCGAAACAAGGTCCGTGTTTTGCTGGACCGTATCACTTTCTTGGATTTGACTGGCCCATTGGGCAGAGTATGCCCGTGCCTCCGGTTGCACACTGGAGAGACGTACATGAGCTAGCAAACCAAATCCTTAACAAGAACGCACGTAAAGCTCTTAGACAGAAGACCGTGTTTGGTTTCCAGTCTGGTCACGATGAAGACGCTCGCCGTCAAAGAGAAGCGGGTGACGGGGATATGGTTCAGATGAACGACCCCAACTCCGTCAAGGTGTTTGAGAACCCAGGAATTGACCAGCAGTTGATGTCTTACGGGATGTCTTTAGACAACATTATGGACAAGATTGGTGGAAACCTCTCAGCTTTGGGTGGTTTAGGGCCACAGTCAGAAACCGTGGGTCAAGACCGAATGGCGTTGGGTCAAGCCAACACCCGAGTGGATGACATGCGTAACGAAACCTTTGAAGCGGTTTCTAGCGTATGCAAGAGTCTTTTGTACTACTGGTGGAACGACCCAGTGCAAGACTTTGAAGACGTAGTGCATGTGTCAGATACGATTCAAATGCCGTTTAATATTCCTGCTGAGTCACGTGGGGAAATCTGGCATGAGTTAAATTTTGACGTTCGACCGTACTCAATGCAGCACTCTACTCCTGAACAAAGAGCCCAATTTGTATTGGAATTAGTCAATAATCCCAATATGATTCAAATGTTACAGGAAAGCGGCAAGATGTTTGATATGGATAAAATCATATCGTTGCTTTCCGAGTACAACAACATTCCTGAGTTGATGGACATAATTGTTAATCAAGACGGTCAACCCATGATGGGTCAAGAGTCGGTTGGAAAAAAACCAGGGTCAAATATGCCGACAAACACCACAAGGACGTATGAACGAGTTAGCAGGCCGGGAGCAACGGATCGCGGTCAGAACCAGATGATGCAACAGATGCTAGCAGCCCAAGGCAACCAACAACCCCAGATGAACAGTGGCTCGCCTCAACCTTAAACGTTAGGATGGGATATCAGTGAGCGAAGTTAGAAAACACTATTTGTATAAAGACCCTGATGGTGTATTAAGGTGGCATGACCACCCACAAACACAGGTAGTTGGGTCTGCTCCGGCAGAGTATTGGTCGCACAACCTTGGGGTAAACCCAAACCAAATACCGGAACTTCGTTCACACTTAGAAAAACACGGTCTTGGCAGCACAGAAATCCGTGCCGATGGTGCAGTTAAGGTCAGAAGCAATGGACACCGCAATAAACTATTAGCGTCGTCGGGTATGCACGATAAAGACGCTTGCTACAGACAAAGGACTAAATAATGCCATACGGACGCGAAGACGAATATACAGGAATGGAAGCTGAAGAGTGGGAAATCCTTAGCCAGAACATGCCCAATGCTTCTGATGAAGAGCGCAGCCAAGCGTTTCAAGAGTACAAAGAGCAAAAGCACTGGGCAGAGCGGGAAGGCGCACAATATGACATTTACGAGTTCCTTCAGGGCATGGGAATAGACACAAATCAAAATTTACCCCCTGAAGTTCAGGGACGGATGCAGATGGGACGACAACCAGGACGACGAGAACTTCCGTTAGAAACCGATGCGCCTCCAGTTGAGCGTCAGACACTGCCGTTTGATCCTGCTCTAGGCCAACCAAAACGCGAACTACTTTAGGAGAAAAAGATGCCAGAGCTACCAGAAAACGTAGAGAACGCGATTCTCGACGCAGAGCTTACACCGGATGAAAAACTTGTCGCGGAGGAACAAGCGCAAGAAAAGCTAGAGCCGGTTGTAGACATTAAGCCCGAAACACCGGAAGAACCACGGGATTTACCCGAAGAGCCGCAGGTTGATCCGCAAAGTAACGGTAAGCTACCGGACCATTTAATAAATCGAGCCAAAGAGTTTAACTTTTCAGACCAAGAACTTGCGGCGTTTGATTCACCAGAACATTTAGAGTATTGGCTGAACAAGTTTGACAACGAAATGCTCAACCGCTTTCAGAGTCACGAGCAGCAGTTTCAGCAGCAGCCTCAACAGCAGCCGCAACAGGAAATGCCGCAAGAGGCACCTCCTGCTGACATTCCTGAGATGCAGTTCGATGAGTATATGGACGAAAGCATCAAAGGAAACTTTGAAGCGTTGCAGGCTCAAATAAAAAAACAGCAAGAACTGATTGATTACATGGCCTATCAAGGCTTTCAATCAGAGCAACAAAATTCTATCTCTCAGTTTGAAGACCAAATTGCCAACCTG